GTCGTGACTGCTCTGTCTACAGTAGCTGGTGCCATTGTCCGTCTTTTGTGCGTTGATGAAACTCGAATTTGAACCACTGCTTCCACTCGGCTCGACAACCTTTGAAGCGCACGATCGCGTGCTTCCACATGTGATCGCCCTTGACTTCGATCAGCGTGATCGAGCTGTCGAGCTGTCGAACAGCGAAGTCAGCTTTGAAGAGCATGCCGTCGCCCCACGGAAGCCGCACGCCTTCGAAGCGATAGTCAGCGATCAACTTGTTCATCTTTTTCACTGAAAGCATCACGTCGAACTCGCGCTCGACTTGCGTCATCGGTCGCACGCCGACGCGCAGACTCTTCACTCGCTTGTTCGTCGCAGCTGTGATCGTGTGCGTCGTCTGATTGATCAGCGGCTTGAACCCGTGCTTCACTTGATGTGCTGACGCTTGCTCGATGCTCATGCTGAACTGCGACTTCGCTGTCTTTTTCACTTTGTAGAAAAAAAGACTTGCACTACTCGAACACAAGTGTCAAGACTCGATTCATGAAGAAAGTGAAAAAGACAAAAACGACAAAGTCGAACGGCGCGAGCGACACGCCGAAGCCGCGCACTGTGAAGATCAGCGACGCACTTCATCACGAAATCGACGTGCTCTCAACAGAGAAACGCATGCGCTTGCAAGTCTTCATCGAGGGCCTTTTGCGCTTCGCGCTCGACAAAAAAGCCTACGACAAATTTCCCGCTGTCGCTGCGTGATGCGAAGCGACACTGAGATCAACGCTGAGATCGGAGCGTTGAAAAAAGCATTGGAGCTGAAGGGCGCGCATCACGGCTCGCGTTGGAGTCTCTCGACGCGCAAGCAGATCGAAGAATCGATCGCTGTGCTTGAGCAACGCACGACGAGCGAGCAGATCGAGCGCGAGCACTACCTCGACGAGGAGTCTGAAGAATACACTGACGGCGACAACGATCTCTATCACGAGCTGATTCGCGTGCATGCGTGGCTGAATGGCGAGCGCGACAGCGAAGCGCCGAGCGAAGCACTATGAGCACAGAAAACCCACAACAGCTGCGACTCTGCAAAGGGCCGCTGCACAAGAACGACGGAGCAGGCACGATGATTCCGCATGACTCGTTCGCGTCAGATCGATCGCATTGGTGCAGACGCTGCCAGAGCGACTACGATCAGAAGCGAGGCAGTCTTCGCGGTGCATCTCGTGCATCGCGCAAGGAAGTGAACAACAACAACAACCACCAACAGAAGGAGAGCATGAAGATGAGCGTGAGCAGGAACAGCACACAAGAATTGCCGTTGACAGGCAAAGGCGTCGAACGCGTCGTGATCAAAGCAGTCGATCAGCGTGTCTCGAAATACGTCAGAGCGCGCGATGCGCGCATGGAGCTGACGACGAAAGAGGTCGAAGCGAAGACCGAATTGATCAAAGCGATGCGTGACAACAAAGAGAAGATCAGCACAGACGCTGAAGGCACGATGATCTACCGTCACGACGATCTGCTCGTCACGCTGAAGCACGGCAAAGACGAGTTGAAAGTTCGCACCGAAGAAAGCGAGGAACCGAATGGCGAGTAATAAACCAACGACAGAGCAAGCGCCTGCAGAAAAAGCTGCAGAAAAAGAGTCACGCATGATCGAGTTCGTGCCGTATGGCGCGAAAGACAAGATTCAGCTGTCGATCGAGCTTGTGAAGCGACTCATCGCAGTCAAGACGAAGACCGGCAAGACATGCTCGAACGAAGACGCGTTCAAGTTCATGCTCATGTGTCAGGCGCGAAAGCTGAACCCGTTCGAAGGCGACGCGTTCCTCATCGGCTACGACAACACGCAGACAGGCGGCGCGACGTTCTCGCTGATCACTGCGCATCAAGCGTTCTTGAAACGCGCAGAGCTGCACCCTGAGTTCGACGGTATGGAGTCAGGCACGATCGTGCTGCGCGACGGCAAGACGATCGATCTCATCGGCGATTGGCACATGCCGAACGACAATATCTTGGGCGGCTGGGCGACCGTGTTTTTCAAGAATCGCTCGCACCCGATGCACAAGCGTCTGCGCGCGTCGCGCTTCGACAAGGGTTGGGGGATTTGGAAAGACGACAAAGCAGGGATGATCGTCAAGTGCGCTGAAGCTGACGCGCTGCGATCGAGCTTTCCGACGATGCTCGGCGGCATGTTCATCAGCGAAGAGATGCAGCCTATCACTGCGACAGAGATCACGCGTGCTGCGTTTCCTGAAGGAACGCCGCAGAATGACGGAAAAGCGGCGGGAGCGACCGAACGCACTGTCACACGGGCAGAAGTCGTCGAGACGGCTGCAGGCACGACTGCGCCTGCGCAAGAGCCCGAAAAAAAAGCAGCTGCGAGCGCTCCGAAGCCGACACTGCAGCGACGAACAAGAGCAGCGCCAGAACCGACGAGAGCAGCAGAGAAGTCGAGCGCTCCCCTTTCGACTGATCGCGAGCGTCTGAAGTCGATGCTCGCTGTCGGCAACTGCACAGAGCAAGACTTCGTTGCAGCTGCTGTCGACGAAGGCTGGATTGACGCTGAGATCGGGTCGTGGGACAAGATTCCTGACGATCGCTTCACAGAGTTTCTCAAGCCCGAGAACTGGGCACTCGTCATGGAAGTGCTCGATGCACGCAAGACAGTTGCTGCAGCGCCTGCTGCTCAGACAGAGCGCAAGTCGACAGTGAAGCCCGGCAATCTGCTCTAAACACGCTCTTGCTGCGCTCACGATCGCGCTGGAAAGGTCGTGAGCGCTGTGATAGACTCAAGACACACATGGCAAAAAACAACGAAGACCTTGCGAAGTCTCGCGAAGAGCGAGAGAAAGTGAAGCAGCTGCTCGGGTGCATCCCTGAATCGATTCTGCTGCACGACAAATCAGATCAAGCGATGGACTTGCTCGTCGAAGAGGGCGAGCGTGACTACACGTCGACGTTTCACCAGCCGAAGAGTCTCGCGACTGAGTTCGGCAAGGTCACAGAAGCTGAACGTCTCAAAGAGAAATTCTACTTGAGCGGGGCAGGCGCTCGCTGGGGCGCGCTCTCGCGCTTCCCGCAGAACGTCGGGCGCATTCTGCTGCTGCTCTACACGAAAGCGGGCGACACTGTTGTCGATCCATTCGCTGGTCACAATTCGCGCATGGAGCTGTGCTACAAATCAAGGCGCAACTATATCGGCTGCGACATCTCGCACAGATTCATGGAAGCGAACTTCAAGCTGCGCGACAGACTGCTCACAGCGAATGCTGCTGACATGTTCGCGAGCGACAACACTGCAGAGATCACGCTGCACGAGTGCGACTCGCGCAAGATGAACCATTGCGAATTGTGCGTGAAGGATGGCAGACGACTTGAAGGCAACACGTGCCAGCACCCAGTGAAAGACAGCGTCGGCGACTTCACGATCACATCGCCGCCCTACTGGGACCTCGAATACTACGGCGACGAGATCGGGCAGCTTGGCAAAGACAACGACTACCATGAATTTTTGCGTCGACTCGGCGACGTCGCTCACGCGAACTTTCGCTGTCTGAAGTCAGGCGCGTTCTGCGTGTGGTGCATCAACGACTTTCGCAAAGACGGCAAGTTCTACGCCTACCACGTCGACACGCATCGACTGCTCAAAGACGCTGGCTTCAAGCAGCACGATTGCGCGATCATCGATCTCGGTGGTTCGTTCGGGCAAGCGTTCGCATCGCAGATCGTCGAGAACAAGATTTTGCCGAAGCGTCACGAGTATGCGCTGATCTTCAGAAAGCCATGAGCATGAGCGAACAAGTGCTGCACCCGGTGCAAAATCATGACGCACCGAATCGAATGACGTCGAACATCACGCTGCGAGCGTATGAGGTTTATTGCCACGTGTATGGCGAGCAGAAGGCGCTCGTCACTGGCTTTTGCCGTGGCGGATTTTCAATCGAAGAATTGATCGCGTTTTTGTATGCTCACTCGTTTCCAAAAGAGGAATGGCGAAGTCGTGTTGATGAAGCGTTCGCTGGCATAAAACGCGCGCGAAGCAAGCCATGAGCATGAGCGCGCTACCATTGCAGACAGACTTGCTGCTCGAATACGGCGAGCGAAAGATCACGAGCAGTCGCTTCATGACCCGCCCACCGCCTTGGGCGTCGAGCTTGCTTTGCGACGGTGATCACGGCGAGCCGCAGTGCTGCGATCCGTTTTGCTGGCTCAGCGTCCCGATTCAATGCCACTGCGCATCATGCTGCGTCGTTCGCACTGCGATCAGACACGGCACGCTGTCACCGTGAAAGACACAGCGCCGACGCTGCCGATTCGCGACGCTGCGCATCCTGAAGTGAATCACGAGCTGAAGTGCTCGACTGAATTTTTCGATGCGATCGCATGCTTCAAAAAGACGTTCGAGATTCGTCGCAACGATCGCGACTTCAGAGTTGGCGATCGATTGATGCTGCGCGAATGGGACGGTCACAAGTTCATCGGTCGCTGGCTCGCGCGTCGCGTCACCTACATCACAGACTATGAGCAGAAGAAAGGCTTCGTCGTGATGTCGATCGATCTCGACTACATCAAGGCGCGTCGCTGAAGCGTCACCGATTCCACGGCCAGAAGCTGTCGATCGGGCTGTCCTGCCCCGTCATGTCGGGCGGCGGCGCAACATTCGTCACGCCATCTGGCAATGCTTTTGTCGCTCTTGGGACAAGCGCGTTGCGCGTAGGAATCAGGTCTGCGTTCACAGCTTGCATCAGCGCTGCGTCATAAGGTGCATCAGGTGATAGTGCTGGCATGTCGTCACGCTTACACACGAGCGCGATCGACGTCAACAGCGCTTCACGGCAGAGGGAAGTTCTCGACGTGTATGAATGAGTTCATGTTCGTGCCGTAGGCGTCTGCAGCAGGACTACTCGACGGCACGCCACCGCCTGCGCGATTCCACCACATGAACGACATGCCTGTCGCGTAGAGATCGATCGTGTTCTGAGCGCCTTGACTGCCCCACGGGCCGTTGTTCACGCTCCCTTGAATGTTCGTGTGAAAGCCGACGTCGTTGTTCGTGAAAAACATCGCGCCGCAATTCAACACTGCGCCCCAGATGCGCCCGCCGTGATGACAGTGCGTGAGATAGCAAAGCGTCACAGGGTAGCCGTATGCAGGATTCGGCGGAAAGTATCCCGCGATCGATGCTTCACCGAGGATGCCAGCGCCACACGCGTTGATGTAGGTCTCTTCAGGTGCGAACATCGGGCTGGCGCTTACACCGAAGTCGCAATCTGTCGCGCAGTTCTCTCTGTAGAAAGCGAGCGGGCCTGCACTCGCAAAGCCCTTGATGTGATGAATCGCCATGCAGTATTCGACTGCTGCTGGATAAGCACCGAAGCCGAAGCCGGCGTAGCCTCCATCAGAAGCGATGTCTTGCACAAGCATCATCCCGTAAGGGAACGAAAGATTGCCGATGCCCCAGTCGTTCGTCAGATCAGCTGTGCATTTTAAGATGGTCGGGAATCTCACGAGCTGCATGCCAGCGATCGCTTGGTGCGTAGAATACGGCAGCAGCGCGCTGCGATTGTGAATTGTCAGCGTCAGCTCGCGCGTCACTGTGTTGATCGCAGTGACTCGACAACCGCCACTCCATGACGTGTGGCAGCGTTTCAAGTAGACGCAATCGCCAACAGCGAAGTTGGTCATCACGGTGCCGACAGCGAGCGTCACTTTCTTGTGCGTTGAATCGATGTATGTGATGCCACCGCTCGCGTCGACGTTGTAGGTCTCATGGGGCCAGCCGATCAGTGAAATTTGCGAGCAGTGCGGGTGCGAGAACACGATCGTGCTCGCTTGACTGAACACGCCTTTGTAGACGTGAATGCGCGCGAACTTGTCAGTTGGAATCGAGTATTGCAACAGATGATCGTGCGCTGCTTGCACTGTCGGAAAACAAAGCTCAGGCGGCTGTCCGGGATAAGTTGACGGGACATACAGATCGAGATCGTTCTGCAGCGTGAACGCTTGCACGTCGAACTTCACGTCATCGCCTTCGTCTGTGATGACGATGCCAAAACCTTGCTTGACGCGCTTGAAGCGCATCACGTTGCCTTGCGTGTCTTTGTAGAAACCTGGCCCTACGGTGTCAGCGCCGATGTTCGTGCCGATCATGTTCTCACTCGGGCCGATCTGCACGATCACTTGAGCTTCAGGGATGCGATCGATGATCAGCTTGATCTTGAACGTGTAGACGCTCGGGCTTGCAGGATCGACGTGATCAGGCGGATCGTTGAAGCAGTTCGCTGCAGAGTAGAGTCTGTCAGCTTCACCGCCGACATGAGCGAGCACGCCCACTTCGCGCAGATCGAATGCGTGAGGCGCATCACTGCTCAAGAATGAACCTTCGACGAGCAGAGTGCCATCGCCGTAGTCGCGCTGCGCTGTGATGTTCACGAGAAGCTCTTGAACGATCAACTGCGTCAACGGGTAGATGTCGCTCGGTTGCGATGCGCCGCCGCTGCCGATGACGATCTTGCTGACGTTCAGCGTCTCTGCGTGCTGTGCGCGTCCGAGCATTGATTTGCCTGCGTTCGTGAAGACTTGTTGTGCGATACTCATATTGGTCAAGGATAGTTGATTGGTTTTGCGCTTTCTTTCGAGATGAATCTCAGACTCATGCCACACCAGCCGATCATGCACGTGCTGCTGATCGGACGAACGATGCCGTCACACCAGCGACTGATCGGCTTGTAGCGATCGATCAGCGCGAGCACAGCTTGTTCGTCCTCAGGTGGAATCTGCTCTTCGTCGACGACGACTCTGAAGCGATAGCGATCGTGCCAACCTGGGTTCGGGTAGTTCGGCGGCCATGACGTAGGCAGCTTCTTGTTGATGATGTTTGCTGTGCCGACGCCAGCGTCAGTGATCACCAGCGGCGGGCCAGCGATGAGTGTTGAAATTTGAAAGCTGTTCGCTTGTGCATTCACGACTGCATAGAACTGATCAGCGACAATAGGCGCAGGCAACGTGCCGCCAGCACCAGCATCGAACGTGATCACGTCGTCGAGCAGCAGCCCGTGTGCATTCAGATTGAATCTGTTCTGCGGAACGTTCACGTCAGCTGCTCTGAAGTTCATGTAGAATGCGATCTCGATCGTAGGATCGAGATATTCGAACCACTCTTTGAGCGTTGCGCCGCCGTTCGGCCAGTAGGTGTTGATCACGCTCTCGACGAGATGCTTCGTGCCTTTCGTCCTGTGCCACTCGATCGACATCTGCACGAGATTCTTGCGAAACGTGAGGTCACGCGTCGTGTCGTAGAAGTCGACGTGAAACTGCCACGCGAGAATGTCGACGAGCTTGCTGTCTGTCAGCGACATGATCGACGGGATGAAGATCACTTGCCCTGTGTCGTCGATGATCTCATACATCTGCTGGTCGAACGCGAAGCAGCCAGACTGCACTTGCGCGTCGAAGTTGAAGCTCGGTGCGCACAGATCGAGCAGATGCCCAGTGCGCAGTGTTGTTCCCGGCGCAGGAATAGGTGGCTTCGGTACCACGGGGCGAGCGCTCCGCGACGCACTGAGCCACCCACCGACGACATCATACTTGCCTGTCTCTAGGTAGACGCGATTCTCTTTAAGACCGACGTCAACGCCGGCGAGCTTGTAGATGCCGCTCACGAGTTTGACGTATTGGCCGCTCACAGACGCCAAGGCAGCGCCAGTCAGAGTGTAAGCGCCTTGTGCCAAAGTCATGCCTTTGGCTCTAACGAATGACGTTGCTTGTCCTGCCAGCGCGTATATTCCGCTGGATATTGAGAAGATCCGCGCCCGTGGAAAAGCGGCGGGTTCGCCTGTCAGGACGTAAGCACCTGTCGTCGGTTGGATGGTAGGCGGTGGTGGAAAATACTTGGCATTTAGGTAGTCAACGACCGATTGCCGGTCAGTGGCCGAGAGCGCCGAGTTGTAGAGAATGAACTCAGCGATATAGCCATCGAACTTGTAGGTGACGAGATCAGTGAGGGCACCAATGACAAGGTAGTTGCTGATGTTATCGGTGCCGAAGTTGCCGCTGCCTCTTTGAACGTTGTCGATGTAGAAGAAACTGGACGCCCCATTGTAAACGGCGTTGTAAATGTGAAACGCGGAACCATCGAACGGGAGCGTAAGACTGGTGCCAGTGCTTGTGCCAACGACGATGTTGCCAGACGTATCGAAATAGATGAGTTGCCGCGTCCCAGCTTGATAAGTGTCCCATAGCACCGCGCCAGTTGCGCCATTGCTTGTGCGCTTGGCAACGATGAAGAAACTGTCAGGCTGATTGAACGCTACAGGGTTGAGCGTGCCTAGTGCATTCTGATTGCTCTTGTTGAACAGAATAGCTGGCTTTCCATTGATGACGTTCGTGTGAAAGACGGGTGGGATATTCGTGGGATGCACATGCCAGCCAGACGGACTGGAATCGTTCCACTGCGTGAACGTCGCGCCGTCAGCCAACGCTAACGAGTCAGCCTTCAGCCACCAGATGCATCCGGCGATGTCGGTCGGTATCGGCATCCCGAACCTTTACGCCAATTGCAGCAAGCCGTTTACGTTATCGAAGTCGAGCGTGAACGTTTCACCTGGGTTTAATATCACGTCTTGCCCGTAGTCGAAAAAGCAGATCAGCTCTTTGTTCGTCGCGCTGTTGTTGTAGACAGCGATCCATCTGAACGTCGCGACGGGAGCGCTGCCAGAATTGCTCAGCACGAGATCGTTGACGATCAGCTTGTAGATGCCGCCTACTTGCTGCGACGACGCGACGCTGAGCACGCGTGACGAGAGATTCGTGTATGCGATCTCGCTCAGGTTCGACAGCTGAGTGTTGCCAGCGACGGGTGGCGTCGCGTTCGGACACAGCGCGATCATCAGCTGATCTGCGCCGAGATTGTGAACCTTCTCAGCGAGTGCTTCAACGAAGGAGTTGAACTTATTATATGTTGCCATGTTTGTTTCTCTTTCTTTTGTTGGTGAGGTTTTTATTCGTCTTCTAATCCAGTGCCGTCGCTTGGGAAGGTGATGATCGGCGCGACGTTCGGGTCGTGAACAGCAAGCTGATTGTATGCCATGACTTGAAAGTCAGGCGTCGGCGAGTTGATCACTATGCGCTTCGCGCCTGCTTCAAGACATCGTCGACGCAGCTCGTCACCGATGATGTCGCGCGAGATGTAGCTCCCTGTCCACGCAATCCAGTCGCTGACAGCTTGTGCGACGTTCGCCTGAATCGTGTTGAGCAGCACTTCGTTCGTGCGCAGCACATAGTAGGTGATGTCAAGCGTGTAGTTGAACGCCGTCGCTGGAAACACCGACACGTAGTCTGTCACAGGACGTCGCGTGTCAGCGCTCACGACTGGCTTGACTACGTTGTCGCAGAAGTCTTGCGTCGGAATCACGCCGTCACGCAGCAGCGGATATATCCAGACCTCGCCTGCGATCTCTGGCGAAGAGTAGATCACTGCTTGAATGATGTCAGGATGCGCCGAGAGCGTCCAAAACTCGTAGGCGTCGTGTGGCCCGCATGTCGAATAGCTTTCGATTGCGAGCCAGATGCGGTAGCGATACTGATCGTCTGTCTCTCTGTCACTGCCGCCTTCTGTGACTGTGGTGTTCGCAACGTTGAGACCGAACGGCTGATTCCAGTTGATGACACTGTTGACTTGCCCGGGTGCAAAGCCGTTGCCGAGAGCGCCTGCGACGTTCGCTTGCGCTTGCACGTCGACGCTGAGCGAGCCTGCTGGGATGATCGCGCTCGTGAGTGTCGTGAACACGACTGAGTTCGGCGCTTGACATTGAGTGCCTGCTTGAATTGTCACGTCGAATGCGAGCGCTGAAGTGAGCGTGAACTGCAGCGTTGTCGTTGCATTCGCTGCCTGCAGGCGCAGCGTTCGATTGCCATGAAGCGCAGCAAGATTGTCGAGGTAGCTGTCGTTCGCGTATTTCAAGAGATTCTGCTTGCCTGTGAAGTCGATGATCACGCGCTGCTGACTGAGCCAGTGACACACTACCAACAAGAACAGACGCACAGGATCGCCCGGTGCGAGCGTCTTCGCGATGTTCGTCAGTGTCACGAATGCGAGCTGATAGTCTGCGATCACTTCATTGACGATGATTGCAGGGTCTTTGTCGGCGAAGTCTATGTCAGGCACGAACGGCAAGCCGTAGTTCGGTGCAGGTGGCACTCCGAGCAGACTCGTGTCGATCGAGCTGACGTCTTGTTGCGTGATCGTGAATTTTTCCCTCATGGTTTTAATGGTTCCCGTTGCGTGTTGCGAAGTAAGCGCCCAAAGCTGTCGTCAAGCCAGTAGCGATCGCAAGAAAAATTTCACCGCCGCTCTCGGATAACGGTCTCCCGCGTATGGTGATGCCAATGAGCAAAACTAAGCCCCAGCCGATGAGCCCTGCTGCGACGATGAATGCTACTTGATCGCGTGGTGTTAGGTTCATTGATTCCTTACCAGTTCGATGCCGCCACCGAACGTTCGCACATGCGGCGATCCTGTCGTCGTGCTCAGCGTCCAAGTCAGCGCCAGCGCGTTCGCAGAAGTCTGAGTGTCAACGAGTATTGGAAACGAACCAGTGTCTGCTTGATCGCTGGTCATAGCCCCAGTGTCATTGAAAAGATGATCGTCCTCTTTCATCATGGTTACCGCAGAACCCGAAGTGCCTACCGTCCGCAACGTCACGTAAGCGTCGATGCGCCAGCTGCGGTTCGTCAATGCAATCGCGCCATCGTTTTTAATGACAGGGCGCGCAATCAATTCGGTTGCTCCCCATCGTAGGCGTGGTGTGAAGGTTGTGACTATCGTTCCAGCATCCATGTTGCCCCATGCGAAGATGTGATATGTCGCGCCAGCCAAAGGCGCACCAGGCGCAACCGTATAAGACACATGCGCCGTCTCTGACGAGATGATCTGGTCTGTAGTCGAAGTCACCGTCATAAGGCCGCCGCTCAACGGCGGAATCCAACTGCGAACTCCTCCGCTACTCGATGAAAGCACCGACCCAGTGAGCGCAGGATTGCCTAGCGCTGCTTCGTAGTCAGTGCCAGCTGTAGCGATCGCGATCTTTCCTGCAGTTGCTTTCACTACGCCGCTGCCGATGCTCGACACAGTCAGACCTGTTCCTGCTATCGTCACGCCAGCGCCACTGCCTGAAAGCACTAGCGACTGCGCTGTGCCGCCTGCGCTTATCGTGAACGCGCCTGTCGTCTTGTCGTAGCTCGCAGTGCCGATGCCGCCGAGAGTGCCATTGTCGTTGAATTGCAGCGACTGATTCGGCCCACCCGGCTGCACTGTTATCGGTGGCGTCGGCGTCGGGGACGGCGTTCCAGCTGCGCCTAATGAAGCGCCGCTTACGACCCAATTCGTGCCATTGAAATATCCGAGCACGTGAAACGTGCCGCCAGCTGTGATCACTTCGCCAGGCTTGCCGACGTTGCTGTCGTTGAACGCTCGCAGCGTTCCTTCGATCGCTCCACCCGCTGGCGGTGGCGCTGTCGTGACACTTGCCACACCAAGCGTGACAGCGTTGTTCACAGTCACTCGCTTCTGCACTTTGTCCCAGGTGAAGTTCGCATCGCCAGCGAAGAGATTACTGTCATTGAACTGCACCTGCTGATTCAATCCAGCTGCGTTGCCAGATGGGAACCCGAGCTTCGTTGCGAGTGTCACGTCAATCGACGAGCCAGACGCGAACGTCCACGTGCCAAGCAACGGCACGCCACTTTGAATCGTGAGCGTCGCTGGTGCTGCGTATGTAGTTTTGGTCTTTACCGTTTGATCGGCAAGCCCGATCGCGGCCACGCTCAGCGCGGCGAGTGTGATCATCAGTAGTCTTTTCATGTTCCTGGTATTGCTGTGTAGGTGATTTGATCGATCCAATTTGTGCCGTCGAAACACTGCAGCGTCATGCCAGTCGCTGTCGCAACCAAGCGTGCGTGCGTGCCAATGTTGAGCGTGTTGACTGTCAACGGGTCTGGCACGTCAGCGCTCGGCAGCATGCTTGCGCTCGCTTGCTTGCTCACACCACCTTGCTCGATCTCGATCAGATCAGCAGGATTGATGACTGTTGCCTTTGTTGGTATGCCGCCAATCGTAGTGTAGCCGCTCGGCGATGGTGCCGGCACGTCTCTCGCTGAACGTGTCGACGAGCGCTTGATATTTGTCGTTGTATTCATGTTGTCGTTGGTTGTGATGTGATGACTCTCGTGTTGGCGTCTGTAGTGTCTCGAATCAGCCCGTCTGTCGTGATTCTAGCGACGCCAGCAGGCGGCGGCGGTGGTGGCGGAAACACCAACGGAATTGGCGGCAGTCGCGGCGTCTTTGTCGGCGACGCGAAGTAGTTGCTGCGATTATACTGCGTGGTCGTTCCGAAGAGAACGTTCATGACGTTGAGACGCAGATCGCAAGCGAGATGTCCTACAAGCACGTCAGCATTGAACTGTATGTCGACAGGCTGCGCGCGCGGTTCCCAGAAGTAGAGCGCATCAAGTATCGCGATCGTCGCGAGCTGCGCGTCGTTGATCGGTCGGTCGACGATTGTCTGGTCGATGCCGAGCAGTCGTTCGAGTGCTGCGCTGTAGAGCGGTGTCGTGAGAATGATCTTCACGTTCTGAAAAATCTCTTTGTAGCTGATCGCGCCGAAGTCGATCTGATCGAACGAGACCATGTTCAGCGGGATGCCGTCAGCGTCAGCGAACATGATTTGCCAGTTCGCGCCGTAGTCTGTCGTCTGACCATGCGCGGGCACTTCTGCAGAAGGGCTGTCAGTCACAATGACGCTCGGCGCTGGAATACGCTGCTCACTCGGACTGATGAATGGCGGAAATGTCGTCGCTGGCATATATTTAGATCGCTCCTGAACCGATCAGCCCATCGGCGAAACCTGGAATGCCAGCCATCGAGAGCAAGCCTTCGCTGAAAGGAATGTATTCTTTGAACGTCACGTCGATCTCGACGCCGATGAGACGACCGCCCGGCAGCCAGTGTTTGTGTGCTTCGTGCATATCAGTGATGACGAACATCGACAAGCCTGGCCCCATCGGTTTGGCGCCGACGATCAGCGGTGCTGCGATCGCGTTCTCGTGAAAAAAGTGCCACTCTGCAAGAATCGGGTTCGGGTCGCCGCACCACGCAGACTGCAGCTTGATCTTCATCTCGATCTCGATCAGGTCGTTGCCCGCCCATTCGAGCAGCGGTTTGCGCAGATGCACCATGTGCGAACCGAATCGCCCGCTGTATTTGCGCTCGATCTCATAGAACGTGTGGATGCGCCCGAGATTGCGTCCGAAGATGATTGCGCCGTAGACACCTTCAATCATGTCGCGTTCCCCTTCAAAACACGCTCTTCAAGCGTCCGTAGGCGCGTCTCCAAGGCTTTGATGCGCTGCTGCAGCTCAGACTCGCGCTCAAGCGCTGTCGTGTGATGTCCGTTGACGTCGGTGTGAACGCCGCTCGTCGTCATGTTGCCTGTGTGCGTGATGTCGCCAAGAATAGTGACAGGGCCTTCGAGCGTGATGCTGCTGCCCTTCAGATGAATGTTCTGCTGATCGAGAAAGAGTGTGCCGTTCGGTGCCTCAAGGTTCAGGTCGCTGTCAGAATGCAGCGTGATCTTCGCACCGTTTGTCGTGTTGATCGCGACGTCGCCCTTGTGATTGATCGTCAGCTTTTTCTCGTTGTCCAAGAGCACGTCGCCTTTGAGCTTCCATGTCAACTCGCCTTTGCCATCGTTCGCGTCGAACTGCATCGTCGAGCCGTCGTCATAGATGACATAGTCGAGCTTCGGGTCGCTCACAGGCGGTGGGTTGCTCGTCGTGTAGAAGCTGCCGATGACAAGGTAGTCGCTTGTGCCATTCGCCATCTTGACCATCACGACAGGCGTGCCGATGCGCGGAATCGCGTATGACCTTTTCGCTGTCGACGCGGTCTGCAGCATAGGGATAGGCTTCGAGATCAACGATGTGCCGTTGTGATCTTTCTTGTCAGGCATGATCACGCGCACGTTCGCGTGCTTGTCGTCACACTCGATCTTTGTGACGTAGCCGATCACGACTGCATTCGCGAAGCGCGTGTCGTGACCTCTCGCGAAGTCTGAGTCTGAGAGAATGTTCTTGCGTGACATAAGTCAGTAGCCTACGAGGCAGTGTCGCGCTTGCAGCGTCGTCGTGAATTGTGGGCCGCACTTGTGCTCAGCGCTCTCAAGAAACCACTTCCCGTCATACTTGCCAACGCCAGAGAGCGTGAACGTCTGACCTGCTGCGACGAGCGGATTGCCAAGCGACAGCTCGATCTCTGCGTGAACCATGTCTTTGTTCTTGTCGCGCAGCTTGCTCTTCGCGAGTCGCTGATCGCTCGCTGATGGGCCTGACGCATTCCAATCGCCGACAGGATCGCCTGCAGCTCGCGGCGTGATCGAGCGTGTGCCACCACCGTTGCCCTCTTCCTCTTCCTCCTCTTCGTCTTTGCCGTCAGTGCTCTGGTTGACGTTCGTGTGCCAATCGTCGACAGCGTCAGAATCGCCTGCGATCGCCTCTTCGCTGTGCATCTTGCCACTCGCAGGATCGACGTGCGAGACAGTCGCTTTCTTCGTCGTGTCGATCAGCTTCGTCGTGAACTTGCCACCGCTCATGCGATAGCACGCGAGGCCAGCGAGCGGTGCTGCGTTGCCGTAGACGAGCGCGAACTTCGGCGCGACTTGTTCGAGCTGCTCTTCATCAAAGACGATGATCTCGCCTTTGTGCACCTTGATCGCGAGCTTCGCGTCTTTCGCGCGGTGCATCAAAAATTCGAGCGC